TCGAGCACAAGCATTTGAATCTGCACAAGATAGAGCACAAAAAGCATCTGAATTGTTTACAAAAGCAGGTATTGCAACTGCTGGTTTAGGAGAAGCACAACAAGCTGCCCAACTAAGAGATATTAATTTATTATCTGGATTAGGCGGACAAGAACAAGCACAAGCACAAAGTGAATTAGATGCGTTGAGAGCTACATCTACACAAAGGCAGTTTGAACCTTATCAAAGATTATCTTTTATGTCAGATATATTTAGAGGTGTGCCATCCACTGCGACTACATTGACTTCAACTACGACTCCTCCTCCAAGTAGATTATCTCAAATTGGTGGATTAGCTGGTGGTATAGCTAGTCTTCTTGGAGCCTTTGGTGGAGGCGGTGGAGGCGGTGGAGGCCTTGGTGGTATATTAAAAGGCTTATTTTAATGAGTGTAATGAATCGTAAAATGTTTAATCGCAACGCTCGTAACAAATTAAATGCTATGGGTGGTATAGCTAGTTTTCAGAATGGTGGTTCTATAACCGATTATTTACAGTCAAGAGGAATAACTGCAACACCAGATTTATTATCAACTTTAGCCACTGCAAATAAATCTGTGCCTTTTGCAAACATACCCTCAAGAAATCCATCTGGTGGAATTGTATCAAAAAATAGATTGCCAACAATTACTTTATCTGGATCAGATATTAAAAAAATAGCAGAACAAAGATTAAATAGATCAAAATTTAAAGATCAAACTATAGGTGGTACACTTTTTAAACCAGAAGAAGCAACTAGTCCTGGCGGAGCAGCAGTAAGTCAGTTGGGTAAATCAATTACTGAGACTTTGATAGATGCTCCTGCAAAAGGTGTGGCTAGCTTGATGAATATATTCAAACCATTTAGTGGAATGACTCCTGGTGTTCAGAAAAAACTTGAAACTGGAGAGGGTAATATAGATTTGAAAGGTGTTGATATTACTCAAATACCTAATATTCAAAACATACCAGGTTATGAAAATTTTGGTAGACCTATTGGGATGGTGCCTGGTCGGATTACTAAAGTAGTACCAGAGGGTTCCAAAGGCTCAAAACCTTTTCCTAAAACTCCTGCTGATATTATTAGTGATGATACTAATATTGTTACAGACATGTCAAAGGATCAAGAAAAGATAATTGAAGAACAAACAAGAATGCAACAAGGACAATTGCCACTTGTTAAACCAGAGGGTGATGTCACAAAGAAAAAAGGTTTGGATCAAGAAGGTGGTGTCGCACAAGGAATTGATGAAGCAGACAAAATTGATGAAGCAGATAAAGTAGAACCACAAGCAAAAGATGCTGTTGAAGTCGCTGAGGTTATACAAAGTGGTAAACCAGAAGATCAACAAGCAGAACTAAAACAGTTAATGCAAGAATTTAAACAAAATGCACCAGAGTATGAAGGTGTCGATAAAAGTTTAGCGATTGCAAAAATATTTTTTAGTATGGCAGCGGGTCAAAGTCCAGATGCGATAACTAATATTGCAGGTGCATTGGAAAAAGGTGCTGACGATTTTATAAAAGATAAAAAATCTAGAGATGCTTTCAACAGACAAGTAGACTTAGCAGCACTTCAATATGGCATTGGTGAAGTAGGTAAAAGAAGAGCACAAGATAGATTAGATCAAAGAACATTCACAGACTTTGTTGTTGGTAAAGGTGGCTTAACATATAAAGGAGTTACTTACGAAGAGGGTGACACTTTTAGATTCTCTACAAAAGATTATATGGATAATGGTGGTAAACTACCTAAAAACATTATGGATAAAACTTTTGCAACTAAATATCAAGCAGCAATAAATGCTAAAAACAAATCTTTCAATGACTTACAAAAAGATTTGTTAAAGAAAAAATTTCTTACAACGGAAGCTCAAAGAAAATATAAAACTGATTATCAAAAAGCAATATCAAATGCATCAAGTGCTGAAACTGCAGGTTCCTTACTTGAATCTGTAATTATGAGAGCACCAGAAATAGTAGGTGGTAAACCTGCTTTTAAACAATTTGGTTCACAATTTTTTGCTTTTTTTGGAACTAAACCACCAAAAGGATTTGACGCAAAACAAATTGGAATTAATGATTTAAAAGCGGCTTTACAAGATGTTGTTAAAGTTACTCTAAGTGAAACCCAATCAGCTAATTCAATATCTAATAGAGATGTTGAATTTTTAATTCAAGGTTTCTTATCTGATGGAATCATAACAAAAAATAAAGATGGTACATTTGATTTCTCATTAGCAGGTACAACACAAAAAACATTTGTGAAAAGTTTACAAAAAGGTTTAAAGGCAGTTAGAAGAGCACAAGTTCAAAGTTTAAATCAAATGACTGCAATAGAAAACGAACTAGTTGGTGCATACACTTTTACTGGTGGAAGTCCAGAAGAACAAATTCTTGCTCCATTAAGAAGAGATAAAACATTTAAGCCAGGTGCTACTCTTCCTAAAGGTCAAACACAAAAATTATTATCATTTAATGAGAAAGATAATTTATACTTTGTAAAAAAAGGTTAACTAATGGGTATAATAAATGTTCAAACTGATGATGGTATTAAAAGAGTTCAGATAGAAGGTGACAAGCCAACTGATGAAGAACAAGAATTTATTTTAAATACTTTTTTTGCTGATGAAGCACCACAGTTTGATCCTAGTCAGCCATCAAGACCAGCATCACCTAACATTAATTTAGCAACTGCTTCTCCAGAAGAAATAGAAAATTACAGAAGACAACTCGAACTTGCAGGAATCAATCCTGCTACTATGCAAGCTTTTGAGGAGGGTGAAACTGGCTCACTTAAACTTCCTGGTGTTGATTATGACACGGGTGTTAAAGATTTTAGCTTTAGAACTGCATTAGGTAATTTAGAACTACCATCAGAAAAAGCAGAATATCTTACAAGAAAAGTAGGACGGGATGGTTTTACAGTTGATCCTGGTGGTAGATTTATACTAACTCAAGTAGGTAGACAAAAACTTGGTCTTGGCGATGGACCTCCAATATCAATTGATGAGGAAGGTGTATCACGTTTTGATGTTGCTGATTTTATTGGTGAGAGTGGAATACCACTAGGTGCAGGTATCGGTGCAGGTATTGCTATGTCTGGATTTGGTTTTCTTCCTGCTGCTGCAGTTGTTGGTGCATCTATGTTTGCTGGTAAATTACTAGATGAAAGTTTTGAAGCAGCACGAGGATTACAAAAACAAACATCTAATGAAGTGTTAAGAGATGCTGCAATGGAAGGAGCCTTTGGTATTTTTGGTGAGGGACTCGGAAGAGGTTTATCAAGAATATTTGGTAGATTAATAAAAGGCCCTGGTGGACAAGAAGCAGAGATAATTAGAGCAGAAGGCAGACAACTTATAAGAGAAGGGTTTCGTCCAACATTAGAAGGTGCTGCTCCAAACTTAAGACCTATTATGGGTAGATTGCAAGCCATTTATGAAGGTGTGTTTCCAAATACAAAAGCCGCTAATAAAAATTTAGAACAAGTTATTAAAGAATTAACAAAGTTTGATCAAATAGATGATGTAACATTAGAAACATTAGAGACTTCAATTAAGAAAGATATAAGTGAAATTTATGATAGTGTAGATAATAAAGTTGTTAATGCCACACGTAGATTAAACACAGAAATAGAAAACAGTATTAAAGCTATAATAGAACCTTTGAAAAGAGGGGAACAAATAAGTCAAGAGGCTTTATCTAATCTAGTTGTATCTAAAGCATCCTTTGACGAAACATCAGATGCATTATTTAAATCTGCATCAGAAAACTTTGGTGTTAATAGTAAAGTTATTCCAATAGAACAAATTAAGAAAGCCTATGATCAAATTCTTACAACCTTACCAAAAAGAGAAGTTTTACAAGACACACAATTATCTGGCATACTAGACAATGCCATATCAAGAGCACAAGCCAGAGGTAATTTAGGTGTCCCACAAGGTGCTCCAGGATTTCTTTCAAAACAAGCTGTTTTACCATTTACAAGAATTTCAATACAAGAGGCACAAACCTTACGTAAAATTATCAATAATCTTCAATATGACGATCGTCTTGCGTTAGCAGCTAAGGGTGGTGCCTATAAAAATTTAAAAGCAGCGGTAGAGAAATCTTTTGAAGAAGCTGAAGACACACTCGCCTTAATTGTGAACAACATTGATCCAGTAGATCTAGGAGTAACAAAAGGTGCACTTAGATCATTAAGTGATGCTGAAGGACAACGTATAGGTGAAATGTTACGTAAAGGTGGATTTGAGTTTGGTAAAGACTTACCACCATTACGACCAGGATTCCCAGGAGACTTTGGAGCACAGACTCTACGAACAACAGTTGGAGATCTTGCCAATATAAATAAAGGATTAACAGATTTAAGACGAGCCAGAGAGTTTTATGCTAAAGGTATTAATAGATTTGATGACGCTGTGGTTGAAAAAATTTATGCTGAAAGTAAAAAAGGATCGCTAAGACTGGATCCAAAAAGATATTTAGATCAATTAGTTAAATCTGATCAACCTAGCGTTTTAAGAAGATTTTTGTTTGCAGTTAGAGGATCACCACAGTTTAAAGATTTCGATGCAGGACAAAGATTTTTAGATAAGCAGTCTATTAATATAGGTGGTAGATCCTTAAGTATTAAAGAAGCTGAAGATTTACTTCCTCAATTTGCTGATGGTAAACAGAAAACAAATTTAATAAAAAGGATTGAAGCAGCTAAACGAAAAGCCTCAGAATTATCTGGACGAGTTGGAACAGAACAAAGTGATGCAATGAGACAATCTTTAGCAAGAGCTTGGTTTGAAAGAGAACTCAATGATGCTAGTAATCTCACAAAAGTTAAAGGGATAGATGTTTTAAGTGGTAGTAAAATAGCTGCAAAGATAGATGGTCTTGGAACAACTGCTGATGAATTATTTAAGGGATATTCGAAAGATGTAAAAAATCTAGCAAAGTTGTTAAGACAAACTGGCACAGAGGGTTTTGATGAAAATGTATTAGCACAATTTGGCAGAAGTGACATGCCTGGTCTTATACGTGGTCTGCAACAAGCAGTCAAAGATCAAGCGGCTTTCAAAGAGGATTCTTTTTTACGTAGTCTACAAGCTAATGATGCCGAGGGAATTGTTGGACAATTATTTAAAAAACAAAATGCTTTGAAAGTTAAACAATTTGTTAATGGTAATTTAAAAGTAAACAACATACCATTAAGTCAATATGGTGGATTTAATGATGGTTTAGTAGACAAAGTAAAAACTGCTGCGTTATCAAAAATATTAAGAAGTGTTGGTGATGTAGACTCGCCTGCATTTAAAGACGCTTTTATATCTGGCCGTCTTGGAAAAAGATTTCAAACTGTATTAAATGATTATGGTGTAGAAACATTAGATGCCATGCTTGGTAAAGAAACTACAGAAGGCTTGTTCAAACTTGCCAATAATATGATAAGAGTTTCTAATCAACCTTTAGCTGGAAGAGGCGGATTGTCTGCACCAAACATAGCTATAGGTTTAGGTTTAGGTGCTTTTTTACTTAATCCATTAGCGACTTTACCCGCTGCAGCTTTTTATCTTGGAATGTCTACAGTGTTACGTAAACCCGCAGTATTAAATTTAATATTAGCAAGTAGAAAACCTGGTGCAGATAAATTAGGTCAAGCATTTCAAGTTGTTAATTCAACTGTAGCTCAACTTGGTCAAGAAGCAGTCCGTAGTGACGAAGGTGTGTTTAATGTATCACCAGAAATATCACAACCAGTGCAACGAGCAATTACAGACGTAAGCAATATAAAAATACCCAATATTCAGCCACCCGCTAACGTAGGTTCTGCAGGAGGCGTTAATCCAATATTAGTACCCAACCCCGTAACTAGAGCAACAGTAGGAAGTCAATGAACCTAGAACAATTAAGAGAAGAACTCAAAAGAGATGAGGGATGTGTTTACTCCGTGTACCTCGATCACTTAAATTTGCCTACAGTGGGCATCGGTCATCTTGTAACAGAGTGGGATGAAGAGTATGGTAAACCTGTTGGCACATCAGTATCAAAAGAACGTGTTAATGATTTGTTTGATAAGGACATACAAGTAACGATAGATGAATGCAAAGTATTGTATGATAACTTTGATGATCTACCAGAAGAGGCACAACTAATCATCGCCAATATGATGTTCAATCTTGGACGACCTCGTTTATCTAAATTTGTGCGTATGCGTGAGAATGTTAATAAAGGTGATTGGAAATCTGCTGCATCTGAGATGCGTAACTCCAAGTGGTACGATCAAGTAACCAAACGTGCAGAGAGGTTAATAGATCGTATGGAAAACCTATCTACCTAACCAACTTCGCCCCAATCCTTACCTAACTCCTGGTCAACTTTACTTGGCACATTAAGTTGCAATCCTTGCTCCATGATTTCTGTAATTTTATTTGCTTGTTCTTGTGAACTTATACTAAAGCAAAGTTCGTCATGCACTGTAAGCAAAGGCACTAAACCTTCGTTGTAACAATCAACCATGGCTTTCTTTGTTTGATCTGCTGCACTACCTTGTATTAATCTATTCAATGCCTTGTATGTAAAAGCTCGTCTTATACCTGGGCCATATTTCTTTTCAGCTTCTTCAAACTTATAGGGTTGATTATAACCAAATGTCTTTGGCTCCCACATATCAAACCTACATGATCTGCCTAACACAGTTCTAACCCTACCCATCTTTTGTGCACGTAACATTACTTGATCTGCAAGTTGTTTAACAAACGGAACTTTACGATGGTAAGTGTCTAATAACTCATTAGCCTCTTCAAGTTTAATATCTAAAGTGTTGGCAAGTTTTTGTTTGCCCATGCCATACATAATACCAAGATTAACTGTCTTAGCTTCTTTTCTTGATATGTTTGCCATGTCTGCAACCATCTGATGAAAGTCAACATCATCTTGTTGATACTGTTCTATGATGTTATCCACAGTAGGATTACCTTTGTTTACGACTCCACAATAGTGAACCAATAACCTTGGCTCTTGGCTACTATAGTCAAAGCTACCCCACTTCTCGCCTTTTTCGGGTATAAATAGACCTCGAATCATTTTCTTAATCTCTGGATCTCTTGATGGTATTTGCTGAAGATTAGGATTAGATGAACTAAACCTACCCGTCACTGTCCCACCATCATCATTACGAAGTTGATGCAACTCACAATGTATTCGACCTTTGTAACTATGTTTTAGTATACTATCAATAAATGTATTGTGCGCCTTATCTAATTCACGAAGTCTTAATACCTTAGCTGCTATGGGATGTGGACAGTTTTGCAACCAAGTTTTTGTAAAGGATGCTTGTTTGCTCTTATCTGTCTCATCGTAATGAATATTATGATAGTCAAATACCTTAGCTACACTTGTTGCTACCCATGGTTCTACATCTATGTTGGTATCATCTTTTATTTCTTTCAGTATTTGTTTCTTCATCGTAAGTAATTTAGTTTTAGTTTGTTCTGCCTTATCTAAATCTACTCTTACACCTTTACTTCTCATTTCAAATACACAAGGTATGAGACTTGTTTCTAACTCAAATATACTTGATAGCTCTTCTTTATTTATCAGTGGTTCAAAGTGATTCCATAATCTAAGAGTCAAAGCTGCATCTTGTTCTGCATAGGTCCCTACAAATTGTGAAGGCAGTTTCCATAATTCTTTCTTTGGATCTAATCCAAAATCCTTAGCTGCTGACTTTAGTACCTTTTCATCCTTGCGCTCGCCAAGGTAATCACGACCCAAGGCATTAAGTGCAAAACTAAATCTGTTTTCATTAATAAGTGGAGCAGCAATCATTGTATCAATAATCTTGCCCTTTACATCTACGTTTGCCCACTTAAGCCACCCTGCATCATACATTGCATTGTGCATAATCTTAGGTATGTGTGGTGTATCCATCTGTTTTCTAAGCCAAGTAAAGACTTTTTCTTCTGGTATATTCCCACCACCTTGGTGTCGAAAGGGATAATATCCCACGAAATCCCCCGCTGCGACAGCTACTCCCACGATAAACCCATCGTTACGTGTCCATCCTGGGCCAAGTTCCATTAAGTTTGGATCACATGTTTCTAAGTCGATGGCTATGTACTTAGAGTTAGTAAGGTCTGGAAAAGATTGAGGCACTGTCCATTCTTTTTCTAACGTATTCATCTCCATACGTTCTAAGAAACTAATTGTGTTTTTATCTTTCATTACATACCACACATACCATCACACTCATCTAAGAATGATAGTTGCCCTTTCTCTTCCATTGTTTGTAAGTCAGCTTGATCTAATGGCTTTAAGGATCTGTGCACAAATTGCTCACGTCCTTTATCTGTGCCAGTAGTTCTTATCTTTTTATCCACGGCCACCGCATCTTTCCAACCTTTAGGATCATTATCTCTAAGATGTCGCCATTCATTATTGTTTTTGTATGGACAAAATGTACAAGCAGATCGTGGTAGATATTTTTCTGGGTAATGTTTAGCAAACCAATTCTGACAATCATATCGTTTCATTCCTAGTTCTAACAGTGGCCATCGGTTATATAACCATTTGTCTCTAGATTCTTTTACACGTTGTAGTTCGTCTTGACTTATACCTATCCATTGTTCAAGTATAACTCCTGGTTTAACTTTGTGATTTTTCTTTACACCAAGTAATTCTCTAAACTTTTTCTGTATTGGCTCGATCTTAAACTGTGTTGTACATTGCCTACGACCAAAACCATCTTTGACATGAAAAGGGACTACGCAATAATCTCTGTTTGTGCCTCTAATATTTATACCTTCAGTTATACTTTTACGTAAGTCTCCTGCAGTTGTTTGGTATATTGGATAAGATAGTTGTGTGGATAGCCACTCAAGATGTGTATAAACTTCATCAGGTTCTGCTTGTGTGTCAGCAAATACTGCACAGTCTGGCTTGGGTGTTATCTCTCCTTGTTCTGCCATCAATGCCATGACAGAAGATTGCACACCTGCGCCTAAGCTTATGACCCTCATTGTTGGATTAGGATGTGGTTTAAATAAACTACTTATCATCTTTCTCTTCTGCTCCAAGTGCGCCATATCCACAGATATCGACCCACGAATCTGTATGACTAGGTGTTTTCACTAAACGTGAAATCTTCAATGCCAATAAACAAAGATACACCATTCTTACAGAAACTTTAATACCTAATATTGCTGACCACATAGTAGCAACTCTTTCATGATTTTCATAGGAATCCCCATAGTCTCTTGCTCTATCGCCTGTAATGAGTTGCCCTGCTTTGGCTAGTA